TTACAGTTTGGTGATAGCGGTACATTCATACATCAATCAGCAGACGGTGTACTTGACTTAGTATCTGACACAGAGATTGAAATAAATGCTACATCAATAGATATAAACGGTGCAGTAGATATGTCTTCTACCCTTGCAGTTGCAGGTGTCTTAACAGGAGCATCACTAGACATTAGTGGTAACGTAGATGTAGACGGCACTACAAACTTAGACATAGTTGACATTGATGGTGCAGTTAATATTGCTGCTGATACAACCATCGCCTCTACAAACAAAATAATCTTTAACGATGCTAGTCAGTTTATTCACGCACCTAGTGCAACTGTTTTAGACTTAGCTGCAACAGATGAGATTGAGCTTACTGCTACGTTAGTTGATGTTGTAGGTAACTTTACCAACTCAGGTACAATTGTATCTACAGGTAAAATTACAGCAGATGCTGGCGTAGACATTGATAACTTTAATATTGACGGTACTACAATTGCTTTAAGCTCTGGCAGTATGACGATAGATGCTGCAAGTAACATTACTCTTGACGCAGATGGTGGTACAATTACATTTGCTGATGATGGTGCATCACTAGGAACTATTACATCTAGTGGTTACTCAGGTACAGCAGCAGTTGCTACAACAGCCGTTGTTACTGATAGCACAGCTAACACAAGTTTCCCTGTAGTCTTTAACAATGAATCAAACGGACTGTTAGATGATACATCAGCATTTGTGTACAATCCTAGTTCAGGAACACTGTCTGTAGCTAATCTAGTTATAAGTGGCGACACAACAACTAACTCTAGTACTAATCTTACAATTGCTGATCCTCTAGTTAAGTATGGGCAGGGTAGTACAGGTACTTCAGTTGACCAAGGATTTATTGTTACTCGTGGAGATGGTTCAAGTAGTAACACTGCAAACAGAGGTTTTATCTGGGATGAGTCTGCAGATGAGTTTGCTACTATTGCAGCTAACACAGAAGCAGGAACTACTGCAGGTAACGTAACTATAAATGACTACGCACCTTTACACGTAGGAGCAATAACAGCAGATGATGCGTCTACGTTCTCAGGTGAAATTGCTGCTGCATCTCTTGACATCTCAGGCAATATAGATGTAGATGGTACAAGTAATCTTGACATTGTAGACATTGACGGTGCTGTTGATATGGCAACTACACTTTCAGTTACAGGTAACGTAACGCTAGGCGCACAACTTATTATGCCTGATGTTACATCTACTAAGATACTAGTAGCTGATGGCACTAGCTACCAAGAAGTAGCTGTAAGTGGTGACGTTACAATAGCTAACACAGGGGCTGTAACTATAGCTGCAAATGCAGTAGAAGGCTCTATGTTAAATAATAATACAATCTCAGGACAGACTGCATTAACTTCTGGTCTTGCTACGGATGATGAACTACTAGTAAGTGATGGTGGCACACTTAAACGCATGGATATAAGTGTGTTAACAACATTAACAGATGATAATGCTACAGCATTAGCAATTGCATTAGGATAATAGAGGAAAAATAATATGGCGAATACGTTTAAGGTTATAAATTTTGCAGCAGAGCCAGCAAGTAGTGGAACTCCTTATGTAGTTTATACTGCAGCTAGTGGTACGACTACGGTTGTTCTGGGTTTAATTTTAGCTAACATACATACGACAGAAGTTACATCAACTGTAAGACTTGTAAGTGATACAGCAAACAGAGCAGTAGCTAACAATGCTGCAAATGGTACAAGTATTATTGTAAAAGATGCACCGTTGCCTGTTGGGTCATCACTAGAATTGATGGCAGGTAACAAGGTTGTACTAGAAACAACAGATGAAATTACCATAGATTGTAGTGTAGCTGATAAAATATCTGGTACATTGAGTATAATGGAGATCACATAACATGCCTTATATTGGTCAGGGAGCATCCTCAAGATACGTTACACGGAATGCAGTACAGCAGTTTAATGGTGATGGCAGCACAACAGCCTTTACACTAAACCAAACTGTAACCGCTGACCAAGATATACTTGTATCTGTAGACGGTGTTATACAAGATAACTCAGCATATACAGTTTCAAACGGCACAACAATGACGTTCAGTCCTGCACCCTCAAGTGGTACAGCTAACATCTTTGTAAACTTTATGGGTCTAAGTACAGCTACAGTGACACCACCTGCAGCTAACAAAGGTACGTTTAGTGGTGGCAGTATATTTAGAACTAACGTGCAGTCTCTTACGACTAGTGTTAGTATATCAGCTACAGAGAACGCCAACTGCACAGGGCCACTTGAAGTTGCATCAGGTGTAACTCTAACAGTCGCATCAGGCGGCAGATTGACGGTGTTATAAAATGAGTACAATTAAAGTAGACACACTACAAACTAGATCAGGTAACACAGCAGCAGTTACAGGATCAGGCTTTGTAGCAACAGATCAGATAAGAGGTAACACAGCAGCTAACTCTGTAACTGTAGTAGCTGAAGGTGGTACTAATACTACAAACTTACAGCAAGGGTTGGCGAAGCATTGGACTGTTTTTAAAGGAACAGATACATTTGCTGGTATAGACAGTTTTAATCAAAGTGCTATTGCAGATGTTAGCTCTGGATTACACAGGACTAGTTTTACAACTAACTTTGGTAGTATAAATTATGCTGTTACTGGTAGTATTATTGGATCTACATCAGGTGGTTATTACGCATGGGTAGCTTCAGATGGTGGTGTTAAAGTAACGTCATCAGTAGACACCTTAACAGTTAATGGGGAGGCCAACATGTCTCTTTTTGATATGGATGTTGTGCAACTTGTATCACATGGAGATTTAGCATGAGTACATTAGTAACAAACACAATTACTGGGCTAAGTACAGCAGCTAATATAACAATAGGCTCTACGCCTGTAGTGAGCGCATCAGCTACCTCTCTTACAGTTAGAGGTGAAGGTTCAGCACAGACAAGTGTACAGCAAGGGTTAGCGAAGGCTTGGCTTAGTATGAATGGAACAGGAACAATAGCTGTTCGTGATAGCTTCAACATGACAGGTATTACTGATCAAGGTGTAGGTCTTACAACTGTTACAATAGCTAATAATATGGGTAGTGCAGAATATTCAGTAGGTGGTGCATCTGGTACTTTTATTGATAATAGTGATAATGTTAGATTCGGTTTATCAACTGCCGCTGAAGCACCTTCATCAACTTTGTTTAGAACTATTACTAGAGAAGCAAATGATGATACCAACCGAGATGTAACTTACTCATTTGCACAAGTACACGGAGATTTAGCATGAGCGTACTATAACTAAACGGCAGAGTATTTGACGCAAGTACAACAGGTACGCTGACACTTACAGGTGAAGGATCAGCTACTACAGATGTTACTCAGGGGTTAGCTAAAGGTTGGATTAATTTTGGAACAGGCTCTGCTACAATAAGAGACAGTTTCAATCATAGTAGTGTAACTGATAACGCAACAGGTGATTTTTCTCCAGTAATTACAAATGCTTTTGCTAATATTCATTACGCACAAACAGCTTCTATGTCCAGAGCTACAGATGCAGATACAGATAGTATAAATACAAACAATGCAACAGGTGCAGATGTAGCTCCTACTACAACCACTTATAGATTTGGTGCTTTAAAATTTGGCGCAGGTGGTATTGATGTTACTTATGTGAATTATCAACTTACTGGAGACCTAGCATGATACAAACACCTGAGTTTCAAGGCACACACTTATGGAACAGATTAAGCTGGGCTAAAGAAAACCTAGAGATGTATAGATCAGAGTACTGTGTAGTCTACGAAGACAGCATGGATGAGTGCGCTAAAGTACTACACCCTGACCCTAACTGGATGGCATGTGCATTACAAGGTGGGATACTACCACCTGTATCATCATACTGGGAACTCAAGAAAGACGAAGCAAAGCCTGACTTTGTGCGGCACACTAGAGGACCAGAGTTATTGCACAACATGAAACCTATTGGTCCTATGACTGAAGAAGAAGCAATAGAGTATCTCATAAAGAAAGACGTACCTGAAAGTGTATGGCGTGA